ATCGTTTTCAAGATGAGCGCACCCAACGCCAACCAAACCTTCGGAGAGCTAAAACTTCAAGGAGGCAACGGAACACCCTATGAGCGTTTGTCGGCAACGGTAACCTTCCCAAAGGGCAACGATGCCCCTCACGACTTCCACCAAGTCTTCCAATACTATGTTGACAGCGACTTTGTAGCCAACGGCAACTATTGGACTCTCACGGCTACGGGAGGCTCTATGGATATTTGGGACTGTATTATGTTTATTCAAAACGTACAAGCACGATGAAGGACTATGTAGTAATCCCATCCCGCACCTCCCCGAAGGGATCAAAGCGCGGATGTCTATGCAAAGACAAAAACACCTACTCACGGGAATGTTGTGATGGAAGCCTATGGGCGCAAGGGGTAGGCCCGACAACGGGAGACAACTGAAAATGTAATTTATTTTTTTAATTCAATTATTTAGGTAGTTATGAAAGCAACTGAAGTATTAAAGCGCATTATGACCGAACTGTCTTCCGTTAAAGAGGAGACCGTTGAGGTTAAGTTTGAGCAAATGACTTTGGAGAACGGTACTGTCCTTGAGGCAGAGGCGTTTGAAGCGGGAAACGAAGTATTCATCGTAAACGAAGAAGAGCGTATCGCTGTTCCCGTTGGTGAGTATACTCTTGCTGATGGTCGTGTTCTGTATGTTACTGAAGAAGGTATCATTGCAGAGGTTAAGACCGCAGAAGCGGAAGCCGAAGAAGAAGCCGCAGAGGTGGAAGTTGAGGCATCCGAGGAAATCGCTGAAGAAGTCGTTGAAGAAACATTGGCTGAAGAAGTTCCAATGGAAGACCAAGTGAAGGCCATCGTACTTCCCTTGATTGACGAAATGAAGGCAGAACTTTCTGCGCTTCGTGAAGAAATGGGTGCTTATAAAGAAAAGATGAGCGCAGTAGAGCAAGAGAATGAAAACTTGAAAACAGAGTTGTCTTCGCAGTCTGCCGCTCGTCCCATTAAGCACAATCCCGAAAATGCTCCTAAAGCAGAAGTTAAGTTGGCAAACCGCCGTCCCCAAACTTCTCTTGACCGAGTAATGGCTAAATTAAACAAATAAAAAAACCACAATAGAAAATGGCTACGACCACATCAATCACGACTACTTACGCTGGTGAATTTGCCGGTAAGTACATCGCTGCTGCTCTTTTGAGCGCAGACACTCTTGACAAGGGCCTTGTCGAAATCAAGCCTAACGTTAAGTACAAAGAGGTTATCAAGAAAGTTGCTACGGGTGACTTGGTTGCTGATGCTTCTTGCGACTTCTCTGCATCTTCTTCTTTGACCTTGACGGAGCGCGTATTGCAACCCGAAGAATTCCAAGTGAACTTGCAGTTGTGCAAAAAGGACTTCCGTTCTGATTGGGAAGCTGTACAGATGGGCTACTCTGTTTATGACAACCTACCCGCTAACTTCAGCGATTTCTTGATCTCTCACGTTGCTTCTAAAGTTGCTCAAAAGACTGAAGAAACTATTTGGGGTGGTGCTACCGCTACTGCTGGTGAGTTTGACGGTTTCGTTACCTTGATGACCGCTGACGGTGATGTAAACGATGTAGTAGCTACTACCGTTACTGCTTCTAACGTTATCGATGAGTTGGGCAAGGTTGCTGACGCTATTCCTAACGCTCTTTATGGCAAGGAAGACTTGACCATCTACGTTCCACAAAACGTTGCTCGTGCTTACGTTCGCGCTTTGGGTGGATTCGGAACTAGCGGTCTTGGTGCTAACGGTGTTGACAACAAAGGCACTATGTGGTACGGTCAAGGCGATTTGTTCTTCGATGGCATTCGCGTTGCTATGGTAAGCGGTCTTGCTTCCAACAATATGGTTGCTGCTCAATCTTCTAACTTGTACTTCGGTACGGGCTTGTTGAGCGACCACAACGAAGTTAAGTTGCTCGATATGGGTGATTTGGACGGATCACAGAACGTTCGCGTTATTATGCGCTACACGGCTGGTGTTCAATATGGTATCGGTTCTGACATCGTATTGTACTCTTAATTAACCGAAATTGACTAACCCAAAGGAGGGCTTGGGGCATACCCTCGCTCTCCTTTTTTATTTTAAATAACTATGGCTTGTGATTTAACAATTGGACGCGCAATCGCTTGTAAAGACGTAGTAGGTGGCATCAAGGCTGTCTATTTCGCCAATTACGGGAGTTTGGGAGATATCACCTACAACGCTACCCAAACCGATACGATTGATTCGGTTGATGGCGCACCTACGGTGTATCAATTTGATGTAAAGGGCAATTCCTCTTTCACGCAGAATGTAAATTCTTCACGCGAGAACGGAACGACCTTCTACGAGCAAGTTTTGGAGCTTACCTTCACTAAACTTGACAAGGATTCCCACAAACAATTAAAATTATTGACCTACGGACGTCCTCACACTTTTGTGGAAGACTACAATGGTAATATATTTGTGATGGGACTATTGCACGGAGCAGAGGTTACGGGTGGCACTATTGTTACCGGAGCGGCAATGGGTGACTTGAGCGGTTATACCCTTACTTTGACCGCAATGGAGCAAGTTCCAGCTAACTTCCTCGAATCAACGTTTACGAACGCTTTGATTACTGTTTCACCAACGCAGTACATCCCCTAAGGTGTGTTGAACGGGAGGGGGCTTATGCCCCCTTCTAACCTTTAAAAAATATGAAAAGAGAACAATCAGTATTGAACAAATTGGCGAAGTTTACCGCCAAAGAGGTAGAGCTTTCAGCCGAACCGATGAAGGTGGAGTTTGCAGCCTCTGATTTGCGCAAGAACGCAGATAAAATAAATTCCACCATTCTTGATATGGGATTCTTTAATGAACTGTCAAAGGTTGAATCAGCGATGACAACTGCTATTAAAAAGGCAATGTCTTTGCGTGAATTGGTTCAAAAGAATATTGGTGAATTTGAATCAGCAGTAAAAGAACTTGGAATGAATCCAAACGATGCGGAAAACTATAAATTCGCTACCCGTGAATTGAAATTGTTGGATAGCAACATTGCTGATGCTCAAAAACGCCTTCAAGCAGTTGAACGAGCAATGGGTTCTTAATTTTATAGGACACAACTACAAGAGGCCACCTTCGGGTGGCTTTCTTTTTGGAATAAAGTTTCGTTTTTTGGTTATTTAAGTACGATGCACATACTAACAGAATCAGTAGCCCAACAAAAGCTATATATAGTACCCCGAAAGGACTCTAACGGTGTTACTGTTCAGCTTTATGATGAGACGGAACGAAAGCTCGTAGTCAATAGCGGCTATGGCTGCTCGGTTTATGGTGGACTTATGACCATTCAAGGCACTTTCCTCACCATCAAAGAAGGTAGGTTTTATTCCTTAAAGGTTTTTAGACAAACCAATGAGCTTATTTATAGAGGTAGAGTTTTCGTAACTTCAACAACGAATTTTGCCAAGTACTCCGTCAACCCACCTTATGAGAATATCTATAAGACAGAAGATTCTTATGACAACGAATTTATTGTAATATGAGCAACATCCGATTTGTAAACCTATCATCCTACACTACTCCCCAAGTAAAGGAGTACCGCGACAAGGATTGGGTAGCCTATGGCGATAGCAATGACTATTTCCAATACCTCATTGATAGGTACAATGGTAGCGCAACAAACAACGCTATTATTAACGGCATTAGCGAACTAATCTACGGAAAGGGATTGGATGCTTCGGACTCTCAAATGAAGCCCGATGAGTACGCTCAAATGAAGTCCTTGTTTAGCAAGGATTGTATGCGTAAGGTTGCCGCTGATCTCAAGATGATGGGGCAATGTGCTTTCCAAGTAATCTACTCCAAAGACCACCAAAAGGTAACGGAGGTATATCATATGCCCGTTGAGAGCCTACGAGCCGAGAAGTGCAACGATGAGGGCGATATTGAGGCCTACTACTACGCAAAGGATTGGGATGCCGTACAGAACAAAAAAGAGACCCCTATCCGCATTCCATCTTTTGGATACAGCAATGAGGGCATTGAGATTTTGTACATCCGCCCTTACCGTGCTGGATTCTACTACTACTCACCCGTTGACTATCAAGGAGGCCTTCCCTATGCCGAGCTTGAGGAGGAGGTAGCCAACTACCACATCAACAACATCAAGAACGGAATGAGTCCTTCGATGCTGATTAACTTCAACAACGGAGTACCTACGGAGGAGGAGCGTTACCAAATCGAGAGCCGTATCGGTGAGAAGTTCTCCGGAACTTCAAACGCGGGTAAGTTCATCTTGGCCTTCAACGACAACAAAGAGATGGCGGCAGACATTACGCCCGTTCAGTTGTCTGATGCTTCCGACCAATACCAATTCTTGGCGGACGAGTCAATGCGTAAGCTGATGGTAGCGCACCGAGTCACCTCTCCTATGCTTTTGGGTATTAAAGACCAAAGCGGATTGGGAAACAATGCAGACGAGCTAAAGACCGCCTCTACCCTTTTTGACAACACCATCATTCGTCCCTTCCAAGAGCTTATCTTGGACGGAGTGGACAAGATCCTTGCCGTAAACGATATCTCTCTTAAATTGTACTTTAAAACGCTTCAGCCGTTAGAATTTAAGGAGGACATCGTAGTTGACGAGCAGACCCAAGAAGAAGAAACGGGATTGAAGTTCTCTGCCGAGCCTACGGACGAGTATTTTGACAATGCCTTTGCAGAATTAGAGTCTCTCGGTGAGGAGGTAGATGAAAGCGAATGGGAATTGATTGAAGAAGCCCCCGTTGATTATGCGGCAGAAGCACAGATGGAGAAGTTCTTCGCCTTCGCTTCTACGGGTACTGCCAATACCAATGCCAAATCCTCTCAAGATGGCGTAACGCCCGAAGGCCGTCCCTACAAGGTTCGCTATGGCTATGCCCCCGAAACAGCGGGAGGCAATTCAAGAGAGTTCTGCCGTAAGATGGTAAGCGCAAAGAAAGTCTACCGCAAGGAGGACATCCAAGCGATGAGTTCACGCGCAGTAAACGCGGGATTCGGCCCAAATGGAGCGGATACCTATGACATTTGGTTGTATAAGGGAGGCGCACGTTGCCATCATTTTTGGATGCGTAAGGTCTTTATGGCTAAAGAGGGCGCAAAGAGCGTAGATGCCAAATCACCAAACGCAGAGGTGGGCGTAAACAAGGCGAAACGTGCTGGTGCTGATTTAGAGGCCAACAACAGTAAGGTAGCACAACGCCCCGTTGATATGCCCAATGAAGGATTCTTAAAACCCCGTAACTAATGCCAACGGCTCTATTCATTAAGCGAGAGGACTTGGTGCGTAACACCGCACTTGGTGGTAACGTTGATACTGACAAGTTTATTCAGTTTATCAAGATTGCCCAAGAGATTCACGTCCAAAACTATCTCGGCACGAAGCTATACAATAAGATTTCGGAAGACATCATTGCGGACACCCTTACCGGAGACTATCTCACATTGGTTAATACATATGTCCAGCCAATTTTGATCCACTTCGCTATGATGGAGTATATGCCTTTTGCAGCGTATACCATCGGCAACGGAGGGGTGTATAAGCACCAAAGTGAGAACTCTACAACCGTAGAGAAGAATGAGGTGGACTATCTTGTTGAGAAGGAACGCAAGATCGCTGAATACTACGTTCAGCGTTTCGTTGACTATATGAGCTTCCACCAAAACGATTTTCCCGAATACAATTCAAACACGAATGAAGACATCTACCCCGATAGAGACGTTCAACGAAGCGGATGGGTACTTTAAGAGAAGCTATAACCCAAAGAAGGAAAACCAACAAAAGTTAGAGTTATTTCTAAAGAACAATAAAGATGGCAAACGCAATTAATTGGGGAGAGGTATACTGCTCCACCTATTTCGGAGACGAGGACTACAACACCCGCACTTTAGGGGGTGATGGCGTTCCCGCTTGTTTTGACAATGCGTTTACCTATGCGGAGGCTTTTGCTATTCGGGTTGCAGCAGATAGCGGAGTGATGGACGGCTTCGTTTGTTTGGAGAATGCTATTGACGCTTTAAACTATAATTGATTATGAGTTCATTTTTTGACGATGCCTCTTTAGTTACTATCCCTTCGGGGTATAAGGACGGCAAGGTCTATTCAGTAAAACCAACAAGCGGAAATGGGGATTTGACCTTCACCCGTAACAGTAACGCTACAAGGGTAGATGCTGACGGGTTGGTGGAGAAGGTGCGTACTAATAGCCTCTTGCAGTCGAATACATTCTCAAACGCAAGTTGGATTAAAGCCGCTGGAACGACTGTAACGAGTGGGCAGAGTGGTTACGATGGAACAAACGATGCTTGGTTATTAAGTAAAACAGCAGCTTATGCAAGAATTGAGCAAGTTGTTAGTTTTTCGGGTGTTTTTTCATTTAGTATATATGCAAAAGCTGGAACGCACGATTTCTTGTATTTACGATTAGACGATAGTGGTTCTAAAGAGGCGTATTTCGATTTATCTACGGGAACGGTAGGATTTAACAATGTTATTGCAACAAAGGTTGATAGTGTTGGCGGAGGTTGGTATCGTTGCACTATTGTTTGGAATGCAGCAGCTGGTACTTATGCTCGTATTTATCCGAGTAATGCTAACAATGGAGTTGGTAGTAGTGCAGCTGGAAACATCTACATCCAAGATGCCCAGCTTGAGCAAGGGTTGGTAGCTACGTCCTACATTGAAACCACTACAACGGCAATGAGTGAGTTTGCGGGTGTTACCGCCTCAAGCGTTGCGGATGTTCCCCGTTTGGACTATTCGGGTGGTTCTTGCCCAAGCCTTTTACTTGAGCCTCAACGGACGAATATAATTGACCAAAGTGAGTACATCGCATCGTGGTTGAATGTAAATATAACACAAGAAAGTAACTACGCAACAAGCCCAGAGGGAGTGCAAAACGCTACTCGTGTGGTGATGGATTCAGCGACTGGTGAGCATTCAGTATATGAATCTGTAAGCGTAACAAGTGGAACACAATACACACAAAGCATATTCTTAAAACAAGGTGATGGCTCTGCGAATTGGAGATATTTCCAATTTAGATTCCGATATGGTGGCTTTGGTGGGTTGTATGGTGTTGTAGTAGACTTGCAAGAAGGTACAATCGGTTATGATACTGGTCTTGATGACTTCGGGATTGAGGACTACGGAAATGGATGGTATCGTGTTTGGATTACTGCAACGGCAACAACTACAAGTTCAAGTGCTGGGCCAGTAGTGGCGTTTAATGAATTGGCTGATGCGTATGATGTTTCTATTGTAGGTGATACAAATGCTGATGTTTTAATATATGGCGCACAAGCGGAAGCGGGAAGCTACCCCACATCCTACATCCCCACCTACGGTACTACGGTAACGCGCTTGGCAGATGCTTGTAGCAAGACGGGCATTTCCTCTTTGATTGGTTCGGATGCTGGTACTATCTATTTAGAAGCTGCTGCTTTGGCAAACGATTTGAGTGAACGCAGATTTGCTCTATCGGATGGAACTACAAGTAATGTTGCCCGTATAGGCTTTACGAGTGTAAGCAACCGCATTCTTGCCGTTTTATACAATGGCTCAAACCAATGTGTGCTTACATATAATGGCGGTGATATTACCGCAATGAATAAGATTGCATTTACTTGGGCTACTAATGACTTTGCTTTGTTTGTGAATGGAGTAAAAAGGGCTTCTGATGTTTCGGGGTCTACATTTGCACCCAACACCTTAAATGCGCTCCACTTTAACGAAGGCGATGGTTCGGGAAATGAAATAGAAGGAAAGTTTGATCAAGTTATTTTGTTCACTTCCCGATTGAGTGATACGGAACTTGAAAACCTTACTGCGTAATGAGATTCTTAAAATACGAGTTTAAAAACCCAACCGCTTGGGAGACGGCAAAGGCCGAGATTGAAATCACCGATGCAGAGGGCAACGTATCCTACGACCCCTCGAAGGTGGTAGCCGT